GGCAAAAAGGGAGCGCCAAAGGCCAGTGCATTTAAAGCGGCTGCCAAGACGGCTAAGGGCAAAAAGAAATGAGCAAAGCAATGTCTAGTCTCCAGACTAAAATCGGCACAACTGCTGATGGTGAGTTTGGACCAAATACGGCGCGCAAAATCGCAAAGTATTTTAACCTATCCCCGGCGCGCGGCGCACACTTGATGGGGCAGGCGTCACACGAAAGCGGTGGCTTCAAGCGCACCCGTGAAAGCCTGTATTATAGCTCACCAGAGCGCATAAAAGCTGTGTGGCCCTCGCGCTTCCCAACGGTTGAGGACGCAGAGCCTTACGCCAAAAACCCAAATGGGCTTGCTGGCAAGGTATATGCTGGCCGCATGGGTAACGAAAATGAGGCGCAAGCAAGTTTATACATTGGCCGTGGATTTCTTCAGCTCACCGGGCGCAACAACTACCGCTCATTCGCATCTGACATGGGCGTGCCAAAGGTTATGAATGACCCAGACTTGGTGGCAGACGATTACGCATTTGAGACTGCGTTGTGGTTTTTCGAAAAGAATGGCTTGTTTAAAATTGCAGATGAGGGCGTAACGGATGACGCTATCAAGCGCATAACTAAGCGCGTAAATGGCGGGTATCACGGGCTAGAGGATCGCAGCAACCAGAGCAAAAAAATCCACACCTGGCTTATGGCTTAGTCTAGCTAGGTTAGTTAAGTTGCGCGTCCAAGATCAAAAGGCAAGCGCCTCAGTAGGACGGGCGGGAGAGCATTTAGCACTCGCCCGACTTTCGCTTGCCGGATATTTCTGCACCTTATGCCAGATAAAAGACCACGACGCATACATCCAGACCGACGGGGGCGTGCTGACCCTGCAAGTAAAGACTGCCAGCAAGAGGCATAAAAACGGTCAGAAGTATGCCTTCCACACAATCAGAAAAAGAGCGCAGCGGTCAGATATTTTTGCATTTGTAGGAATACATTTAAACGCTGTTATTTTTTGCCGAGGTGATGAGGTTTCCGATACGACAACTTATATCTCAGAGGATGAGTTTATAAGCGAAAGTATGTCGATGCAAAAAACATTCGAGAGCTTCAAATAACCTATTGCGGGTCGGCGTGGGGTTGATTAGAAAGTTTGAGCGGGTGGTTCAACATATTATTTGTTGGTTAACGTGCTACCGAATGCGCCAATCATTCACACGACCACCCGCACCATTACCTAAAACATAATGCCAACCATAGCCATCAAGCCAGCGCCACTGACGAAGCCAAAGACAGCTCCAACCAGCCCCGCTGCGTTTATCATGCGCTCCATTTCTTTATCATCCATTAGCCATCATCCTCAAAGTAGTTTGACAGAGCCTTAATCGGTTGCTTGCTAAAAACCCAGCGCCACTGACGTTTAGTGCAACCTGGAACCTCAACCAAGTCGCGCACTCTATATATTTTATCATTCTCCCACATTTTTTTGAGATAGCTTGACGTGCGCGGCACGCTTTCTCCTAGCAACGCCGCGGCCTCAGAGGCAGTAACACGCTGGTCATACGGCAGTAAGGCAAACAGGCGCTTGCCTTGGTCTATGCTGTGTTGCTTCATCTTCTCAGCGGCCACAAGCATAGATGGGGCCATTGTCGTGGGCCTTCGTGGGCCAGACGGTAGTGGTTCACGTCTGTGCTGTTTATACATAAGCGTCTCAAACTCCCAGATGCAGTGGGCATATGTAATCTCAAAGCGTTCATGCTTATCCGTGACGCCTTCTAGCTTGGCAAGCAATCGCTCTGCGGCGTCTTTTGCGTCTCTTTTTTTAGCAGATTGAGAAGCGCTTGTTGTTCTTCTAGGCGTTGCTTCAAGTTTGGCCTCATCGCCGTCTTCTGCTCCGCCAGCATTATACTGGTTATACGCTCCAGCCTGCTTATAATAATCTGAGTTTGGTCCGTACTCACGCTTTTTCCTTTCAAGTTTTATGTTAAGTTTTCTTGTAATTCGGTGTATCGTTGAGCGAGATACATTTAGAAGTTCAGCCACGTCAGCCTGTGACATCCCTTGATTGGCACAAGCAAGAACGTGTGCTGTTAGTGCATCTGGGTCGTATTTCATTGGTATTCCTCCAAGGGGTCAATCTGGCCTATGCCGTTGCAAACGTCGCAATCTTCCATATGGCTGCCAAAGTCGCCGTGCCAGGTTGCGCTTTGGCGCACCCACACATCCCGCTCAACTTGGCCTTCGCCGTCGCACTCGGGGCAATCAATCCAATCTTCCATGTCTTTCCTCCTTATACGTTTTTACATTTGCCTTCGTTATCAGTGAGCCACACATGACCGTCGTTTATAACCATGTGGCCAGCGCCTATGAGGGCATCCACAGCTTGCTTATAGACTTGGCTCTTGTTGGATGCGGTTGTTACTTTGCCCATGAAGTGATCTTTCAGCGTTTCTTCAGAGATAACCCAATACGTTCTCGGCTCTGGCCAACCAACCCCTCCAGGGTTTGGCTGACCAACGCCCTCACCACGCAACTGCGTAAACACCTTGCGAATTAGGACTTGGTTCTTGCCCTTGATGCGTGGCTTGTTGGCCTCTTCAATCTCGCTTTCCGTAGCCTGCAAGACTGTGCATGTGGTCACACTATCGCCATCTTCATCTTGCCCAAGGTCAACCACGTTTAGCTTAAACTGAAACGTCGCGCCTGTTTCCATGTCACGTTGCTTTGTGGCCCTAGCAATGCGCAGGCCCGTGTTCTCATCGTGGTCAAGCTCAATTTCAGTGTCAGTCGCAGCGCGCAGGCTTGAGTGGCCACGCGCACCAGCGGCTTTATCCTTGCCGGAGTGGTGAACCACATCCAAGTGTGCGCTTGTTATCTCACGCAGCTTATCGCAGTTGCCAATAAACTTTGTCATATCCTCCGGCGAGTTTTCATTACCGCCAGCCATTGATCGGCTCAACGTGTCAACGAATATGCACTTAACTTGACCATGCTTCTTTGACACTTCACGGCACAGCTTCTCAAGCACAGCCATGTCAACCTCGCCATCAAGCAAGTTGACCGGAGCCGGACGCACCGCCAGCTTGACGTTCTTATGCTCGGGATACTTTGCCTTCAGCGCAACAACGCGGTTGTGAAATGCCATGCCGCCCTCTGTGGCGAGGTATAAGACAGAACCGCCAATTACCTTGTGGCCGTTCCACTCTTGCCCGCAAGCTATATGCCACGCAAGGTCAAGGGCGAAGAACGACTTGCCCACGTTTGATGGGCCGTAGATCACAGACATCTGACCCTCGCCAAGCCAGCCCTTCACAAGATAGTTGCGGCTGAGTTGCGGTATCGCGTCTTCCGGCATGAAAATCTGATCCATGACGCTCTGCACGGTCAATGCCTTCTTTGCCGCTGCCGGGCCTTGGTTTACCCAAACGTCGGAGTAATCCCAACCCTCGTTATCTGGCAAGATGTACTCAACGCCAAGCTCAGAGAATGCACGCTCGCACTCCTTACGCCCCGCATCGTCATTGTCGCCTGCAATAACAAGCTCAGCTTCAGGCTTGGCTTGTTGCAGGTTGTCAATCACGGCTAAAATATTTCCAGCGTTTAGGGCAAACACGCATGGCTTGCCCGTGGCCTCATGCACAGTCGCGGCTGTTGCCCAGCCCTCTGCAACATATGCAAAGTCTCGAATGGGTCCACCAATGACGCTGAAGTTGCCAATCACAGGAAGCTGATAGGAAAACTTTTTCTTGCCGTCAGCGTCAATGAACTGAGCGCCAACGCGCCTGCCGCGCACGTCAATTATTGGGATGGTCAGTGTATCGCCATCCACCTTGGCGTTGTGCAGCTTAATCTTTTTCTTTTCGAGATACGGGTGGTCGCTCATAGCGTCACGCTCTGGCCAGTCAATGTCAACTCTTGCCACCTCCAATTTTGGCGCATGTCCAGGCTGTGGCCACAATGACATATCGCGCAGTCTATCTTTAATTGATTTGTAATCGTTGCACTTGCGGCAGTTTACCATAACCTCGCCGTGAAACTCTTTGATCCAAAACCTATCTGTGCCAGCGCATGATGGGCATGGGCCGTGATACTCGCCCTGCGCAGTCTTTTTTAGCTCAAGATTGCGTATGATGCTGTGGCCAAACTCGCTCCAAAGAGCGGCTGGAAACTTGCTTTCACGGCTAAGGTCGGCTACCATTTCATCATACTCCAAGCAGGGGGGTGTTCTAGTATCTATCGTATAGCCCGACACTTTTGTGCCGGGCTATACTTTTATTTAGAATGGGATTTCGTCATCCAGGCCAGCATGTGCATCTGGTGATGGCGTGGAGGCTGGAATAGCGAACGGGTCATTTGCCATTGGCACACCGTTCTCTGGCGCTTTTGCAGTAAACCCGCCAGACACAGAGTCAAACGGATCATCTGAACCTTGCATCTCGGCAAGGTCCAAGACCTGCACAGCTCGCAGGCGCAGTGACACGCCGTTTAAGCTACCTGTATTGTACGGCACAACAACGACTGCGACGTTGATCTTGCTTCCGCTTGTCAGCATGAAATCGTCCGGCAGCTTATTGCGTTGAGCGTCAACTTGCTTTGGCGGCTGCGTCTTGTCACCACCGTAAGCACCTTTCAGCTTACACTTGCCGATAACTTCACCGTCATCGTTGCGCTTGTATGGAAGCATTGATGGCTTCTCTGGCCATTTACGCTTTGTGTCTAGCGCCGCAGCGTTAGAATATGCTTCCATGCAGATGCGATGCAGCTCTTTTGCCTTCTCATCGGACATTACAAAGCTCATCTCATATGCTGCACCGTCGTCAAACGCATCGCATTTCACTGACTTGTTCTC